AGTCAATCTTTCTATATTCTTCGAGGATTTTGATTCATGTCTTTAACTGCAACACGACTAACAATCCAGTTTAATACAAATTTCCTGCGAGACGTGGGCACTGGTTTTGCTGCTAATACTAGAGGGTACGGCAACACTTCAGCAGCTCATCGCAACGGCTATATTGAGTTTGGCTTTGACCAAAACACCGCACCAGATGCATTCTAGCGGCGGGATTAGTTATGCTATTTACCCTCACGCAGTACGTAATAGTATGTCTGCGTTTAACTTGATTTCGTATGGCTTTTGTGTGAGGGGTATGAGAACTCTAATAGAATCTTTGTCAAAGCTGTAATACTTATATTGATACAACGGGTTGACAGAGTTCATCCCGTTCGCCTAAGGATCGAGAAAGCAGGTAACACAATAAACTTTTTTACCGTCATTGGTGGAGTACAAACTCTAAGGCATTCGGTAACATTGTCAGCACTCCCGTTGGTATCGGAGTTCATCATCCTTGCCGGAAAAAATGGATGTCGTTTGACCAATGTTATTATCTTCGGTGCAACACAGCAACCGGGAGTATTAGATCCAACTAAAAATATATACATCCCACTTGAGGGCGAGTTAAGACTCAGAAATAACGAGCAATCGGTACTGGCTGTAACGGTAACTAACGCCCAACCTGTTACTTGGCATTTTCCAGATGGGACAACTTCAACCGATTATACGCCCGATAAATTCATCCCAGATGTCCCTTACACAAGTTTAATTAGATTAGAGATTCCATCAGGGGTCGCAAATATTTCAAGCCTGATTTTGCCAATACTTAGGATAGATGGGCGTTACACTCCACCTGATTTGAGCCTTGTCACTGGGCTTAAGTCAATTCGGTTTATTACTCGATTTCCTCTACTTGAAAACCCGCCGAATCCCGCCGATAGATTCCAAAGAAGGTTTGTCGCAATTACTTCACAGTTGAATATCCCTAGCGGTTGTGAGCAAATATTATTTGAATTGCTCCAATTTCAGTTTGACGCTGGAGGAAGATTTGACGCTGCTCCTATAATGCTGCCAGAAGCTTTTAACTTTGCTGGAAGAACTGCATTAAGAGTGCTTCGCCTTGGGCACACACAAGACCTTGGCAAGTACCAGCCCGGATTCCAAGCCACTGCAAAATTCCCTAATCTTGTAGGCTGTGCCAACCTGACTAGCTTCCGGTATGATACCTATCACGAAAATTCCGGTGTAAATACACACTTTGCAGATCCAGTTCCTTTTTCGTTCCTTAGGGATTGCGTAAATCTAACATCTTTCATACTAAGAGAGACGCGATTTGTAGGTTTTTATAACGAGGCTTTTGTTACCTCAGTGCTGGTGGCACTAGCGCGAGTTGTAGGAAATCGGACAACACCAGCGCTCACTCTTGAAATTAGCAGAGCTGGAACACCCAACCCAGTAACCGGAAACATTTTATCTTTAGCTGCTGCTGCTGCAAATGGCGCTACTTCAATATCAGTAAACTCGACTACTGGATTGGGTGTAGGCGATCGCATCATGCTCCAAGAGGGTACGACTGCAACCAGTAGCGTGACCAACCCCCTAACTATTGCTTCAATTACTGGAACATCTGCGCCGTTTACTATTACCTTCCAGTCAGGGCAGTCGCTACAGAATGCTTACACTACTGCTGGACGAGTATTCAATCTAGAGACAAGTTTAGGATCTGCCCAGAGACTTCGTCTGCTAGGTCATACCCTAATAGTAGGTAACTCATCCTCGTCCGCTCCTGGCTAAGTATGCCGAAGGCGCACCAGTATTCAGCTTGCGTCCTGACTCCCGTGCTATTCCATTAGGCGCAGGGTTAATTCGATGAAAAAAATCTGTGTACTAATTGCTGCTTACCGTGATCCTGAGTTGCTGGACACAATCAAATCTTGCTTAGAACAAGCCGAGCATAGCGATCGCATATCTTTCTCTATCTGCTGGCAGGGAGCAGCTGAGGGTCGAGTGGCAAGTTGGGGAGCTATCCGCTATCCCTAACTGTCGCGTCTCCTACTACGACCACAGCCAGTGTCAAGGCGTCGGGTGGGCGCGGCTAATCACCCAAACGATGGTAGGGGACGAGGATTATGTCTTACAGATTGACTCCCACTCTCGACTAGCTAAGGACTGGGACTCCAAGCTGATTGAAATGGTGGAAGAATTGCCAGAGAAGTCGCTGCTCACTGCCTATCCTGCTAGCTACGACCCGGCTACAGGTGAAGTGCAGCCCGATGCACAGCCTTACTCAATTGGGGCAAACTTCTTTAATGATTACGGAGTGTTAGTCCTTCAGGCTTGCACTACCGTTGTAGATACGCCCCATCAAGGTTATTTCCTGTCGGCTGGGTTTATCTTTGCCCCCACAGCAATCCTGGGCATTCCCTACGATCCGGGCATGATCTTCAACGGCGAGGAGTCGTCTCTTGCTGCCAGGTATGTGACGAATGGGTGGAATATTTACCACCCTCACAAAGTCTTCATCTACCACAATTACGGTAGACCCGAAGCCCATCGACCTTTTACTGACCAGAATATGGTTGAACAAGAGCTTGCTAGCTATGAGAGGTATCGAGAGATCATGGGTATGGATGACGCCGAATGGGATTATGGGGTGTATGGGCTGGGGAGTGTGCGATCGCTTGAAGAATATCAGCAGCTGTGTGGGGTGAATTTTCGGGAGCGGAGTATTGAGGAGAAGGGGCGAACGGGGTTGTTTAGATGACCGGAGACTCCGGTCAATTGTTGCATTAGCCTAACGTCCCAAACAAAAACCCCCAACATTGAGGGCTTTTGCTGTTGTATACTTGCTCTCGTTTAGTCCAACCGAGCGCGGTTATCCTAAGAGTGATCGCTTAACCACCCCCTACGTGATTGGTTCTCTCCTCGCACGGATGACGCGGAACAGAGGCAACCGACTCCATGCCATCATGCTCGACTGGAAAATAAACCCGCTTCTCTGTCCATGCCGTAAAGGGCGGAATGATGTGCCATCTAGCCTCTTCGTCATCATCGCCAGCCATTGTCAAATAATTAATACTCTCAAAAGTTTCTTCCTGATTGGCTAACTCAATTTCTAATTCTTTTTTCCATTTCGGTTCAGTCGATGTTGTTGTTCTACCTGCAACACGGGGGTCAGGAGGGTGGGTTGTGACGTGTGTAGTTTGACTTGCCGTTACATTAGTCTCGTTTCTTGTCATCATTGTGAATACCCAAAGGTTTTGAATAGTTTTACTGTAGCTTGAGCTTGGGCAATCGCTTGCTGCGTGTTTTGATTCATGTTTTTATCTCAGTAACGTCAGGCAGGTTTTTTTAAGGTACATTTCCCAGGCATCCCATTGCTCCCACAATTGAAACTCACGGAACGTTGTGCTAAGTGTTGGGAATTAACTCCCAAAACTCTTAAGGATAGAACTCATGTTTGTTCTAATCCTCAATGCGGTCACATAGAAGACCGTGATGTTAATGCTGCCCAAGTTATGTTGACTTGGGCAAGGGGCAAGGGACTTGCCTCTTTAGATGTGGAGTCGCCTAGCTCTACTTCTTGCGGAAGCATGAAGCAACTAGGGGCGAAGAAGCGTCAGAAACCTCGTCTATCCGAAGGATAGGCGGGGTAGTTCATGGGAGCTGATAGACGAGATACGCAAACCTCGCTACTACCTGGAGTTGGTTCGAGTCCAGCACGGTGGACTACCCCAGCCTCAACTCAAATACCGTCTTAAACTCATAGCCATCTAAACTCCCAGGACTCATTACCGACACACTCCCCCCGTGAGCGATCGCAGTTGCTTTAGCCACCGACAAACCCAAGCCAAAGCCTTCAGTCATCCCAACGTTATCGGCTCTCTGGAATGCATCAAATAATTTACTGCTAATCCCATCAGGGATACCAATGCCTTCGTCTGCCACTGATATAGACAAAGTGTTTAAGTCAACAGAAACATATATTAGTCCGCCATTAGGAGAATACTTCATTGCATTGCTAAGTAAATTCCTGATTGCCCTATCACACAGTCTCACATCAATCAGCACATCTCTTGGTTCCCCTTTGATGTAATGGACAAGCTGACGAGGCGGGTTGATTTGTCGTTTAATTAGGTTTGTAAAGTCTTCAACTATCGAGTTGATTAGTTCTACCAAAGAAGCAGATTCTAACTCTGGCTGAAATTGGTTTAATTCAAGGGAGGAAACTAAGGTCAAATCACTAGCTAATTCATTAATGCGACGAACACTTCTGAATATGTTATTGAGCCAGTTTGCAAACTTCTGGGGATTGCTGTTGCCGTATCTCTGCATTAGCTCACTAGAGGTGAGAATTGGCTGTAAGTACAGTTTCACGTCATGCGCTAATTGACTAATTGCCTTAGCTTTCTCTTGCCGGACGTGTTCCCTGATATCTAGCTGGCAAGCGTCTGATTGACGCTGAATACTGAGGGTGTGATTACGCCATGCAATGCTTCCGACCAACCCCATGACTGAGAAAGAAAGAGATGCAATCGCCGCAAATCGCCCAACTAACAACAACCCCACTTTACGCAACAGAGCCTCTTGCTGTTCCACTATCTTGTATTGATTTTCTCTTACCAACGACCGAAAATCATCAGAGATGAATCGCCCTGCCCTAATCAGCAGAATTGAGCCTTTTTGGTCAATGGCGAATGAATTAATAAATTTATTCAGGCTATCTGTCTTAGCGTATACAAGCTGATTCATCTCGAAGAGCGTAGATTCCGTTAACTGCCCCTTTAGCTCAGTAATATACAATTCAAGCTGCTGAGAATTATTCTGAAACGAATTGACAAACTCTTCTTTGTCAGACCCTTCTAGTAACTCATACGAGGTAATTGACCTAGCCGCTAACTCCATGCTCAGGAAGCTGGACAACGTGCGTTCCAGGTTGATTGAAAGAATATGCGATCGCTCAATAACTTTAAGCGAATTATCAATTTCAGCCTGAAGGTAGAAAGTTGTTGGAGCAATCAGCAGTACTGCAATCCCACATAATGAAGCGACTTTAAGGGATTGTGACGAATGCTGTAGTTTTGTGATTACTCTCCCTAGGTAGAACATTCGTTACAGGCATACTGCCATACTTGAGTCTATTGCTATTTTAGATCGTTATGATGTGTCTTTCCCCTCACTCTTACCTTCCGGTCAATGCTAGCGTCGCAATCGAGGAAAACAACCACCAAACAAGAAACGCTTTAACACCGGGTTTATCAAGTGTAGAGTTACTAGAAGACGGTTGGAATAGAATGACACCCCAACAAAGGCAGAAACACCTAAGTAAAATCAAAAACTCTATTAATGCCGCGATTGAAATTCTTGAGAATAATAATAATAATCTAGATAAAGGGGACGTGCTATTGTTCCGTAGAAAGGCATAAATTTTTGTTAAAAATATTGGTAATTGAAGACACAGCTTTAGTCCTTGAAGGATTGATTGAACTACTAGAAGCAGAAGGACACGAAGTAGTCGCTTGTGACTCTGGGCAGAAAGCGATTGAGGCGGTCAAGACTCAACAATTTGATATCATTTTCTGCGACATAGTTATGCCTGGAATCACCGGATATAACATACTACTGGAAGCAAGACGCCTGAATATCTCCACACCATTCTGCTATGTCACAGCGCAAGTATCAGAGTCCGACAGAGAAGTTGGCAGAAAACTAGGGGCAGACTTGTATCTGGCAAAGCCTTATCGGATTACAGATATTAGAGAAGCGATTGACCAATTAACAAAAAAGCCACCCGTGGAAGGTGGCTTGTGATTGTCAATGGAAGCGAGAAAGAGGAATCTTTAGTCGCGGTAATCTATCACCTCAAAGTTGTACATCGCCAGCGATTCCTTGACAGCCTGCAACGGCTCAATATCTCGATGCACAATGTTGGCAGATGCTAGCGATTGAATTAAATCAAGTCGCCTTAGCGCCGCCTCGCCATAATGATTACGCAGTAATTCAGTGTCTTTGATGCCTAACTCCTTTGCGGATAGTTGCGGCGTCTTTCCCAAACAATCCTCGATTGACCGCGTTCTGGCAGTTGGAGTAAATAAATGTTCGATAGTTGTCAGATTTTTCGGGGTGAGACTCCTTGTAGCTTTTGACGGCATCCCCAAGACTCCAGAAAGCCTCTTTAGACTTTGCTCTTGACTTTAGCCACTGCTGACGCTGCTCTTCCCCAAACTTGATATCGAAAGCATCAGAGAAAAGTTGCTGTAAAGACAACCCCGCTAAATCGTCAATCAATTCATCAGCCGCAACGCTTCCAAGTTTTTTGCACACCTTGAGGAAGCGGATAAGCTGATCTACTGGCAATAAATCGACTTTGACGGCATCGCCCTTTCCTGCGTCAGTCCTGATTTTTCCATGGACTTGGAAGCCTTGAGGGGCAACGACTTGAGCTGCTTTAGACCTAACTATTTGCAGGTACTTGGAAGAGGCATTGTCTCTGTCAAAGCTTGGATAAGCCAGAATAACAGCTTGCGTCTTACTGACTCCAAATTTATTCAATTCAGTCCATAAATGCTCTGGCAGGAGATAGCCTTCTGTCTCGATATTGCCAAGCATTACGGTGGCTCGGCTAGCCTTGGTGCTATTATTCATGGTTGGTCGCTTTCCTAGTTTGATTAGGTGAGTGGCCAGCGGCTGACGGTGGTGATAACACTCGTCAGCTGCGTCGTTTTATTATCCCATGAAGTGGTGAGTGCGATCGCCCTTCGTGGCAAAATAAGAGACACTACTCGCCAACAAAGTGATTAAGTCGTGCCTCAAAAAGCCATAACAGCAGAAGGTAAATCCGTATTAGCTTTCCTTTACAAGGACAAATTTCATATCAATGACAAGTTTCTCGGCAATCTTTTTTGTCCTGATTGCAAGGGAAGTGTATTTGCTCGTGCGGGAATAAATAAATCGATCAGGCTGCACTTCGCCCACACTAATCGAAGTACAAAGTGTTTGTCGCCCTTTGAGTGTCATCCAGAGACACCAGAACATGAGACTGGGAAGCTTTATATTTACGAGACTTTTTCTGAGCGAATAAAAACATTGGACGACAGCGAAAATCATTCAGTAGATATCGAGTATCCGCTTCCACTGTGCGGCAATAACGGGAGAAAGGCTGATGTTGCTCTGCTCTACAAAGGGTTTGCTCATGCTGTTGTCGAGTGCCAGTTATCGCCAATCACGCAGATGTGTTTAACGGAAAGGATTTTAGATTATCGTGAACAAGGAATTGACTCCCTCTGGCTTCTTGGTGGAGACGCGAATACTCACGAAAACCGTCAAGCTATCCTCAAGTACACTAGCATCATGGGCTTCATTGATATCGAGCAAAAATACGTCAAACCTTGAGTCTGTCGCCGAAGCTGTCTACGCAAGAACTTGACGCATTTATAAAGGACTCGGCTAATAGGCTAGCCCTGAGTTAGCTTTCATCCCCCAGTTAAAACGCGGGGGTTCTCAGCATCTTTTCGATAGTCGCCGCAAAAGAACCACAAATCAGTGATACTACGGATTCATTGGCTAGCTGATTGTGAAATACTTGAAGGCATCTACAATTTGTGTTTAGCGTCTTAAATCTCCCAACCCCAGCCAGCCATCTCCCGGTTGGCTTTTTCCATATTTACCCCCATGAGCAAACAAAGCATTCTCGCCGCCTGTGCCACTGCCAACCTTACCCCACAGCAAACAGCGTATGTACTCGCCACGGTAGAGCATGAAACTGCTGGAACATACCAGGCGATTGAGGAGTGGGCAAGTGGTGACGATTACGAATGGCGCGAAGATTTAGGCAATACCCAGCCAGGGGATGGTAGGCGATTCAAGGGCAGAGGTGCAAGTCAGATTACTGGTAGACGCAACTATCGCGTGTTCGGGGAACTACTGGGAATTGACTTGGAGGGAAAGCCAGAATTGGCACTGAAAGAAGACGTGAGTGATCGCATTCTTATTCTGGGCATGACTCAAGGACTGTTCGCAGGAGTCAAATTAAGTGATTACATTAACAGCCAAAAGTGCGATTACTACAATGCTCGACGCATAATCAACGGGACGGATAGAGCCGAGCATATCGCAAAGTTGGCGGCACAATGGGAGAAAGAATTATTGCGGTCGGTTGCGGCGATCGCACTTCAACAAAGCTCAGTGACCGGAGTCTCCGGTCACCTCACCTCATCCACTATGCCAAATCCTGCTGTCTTCCGAACCCGTTGCAACACCTTTCTCAAAAAAGAACCGTCAAGCGCGGCTAGCCTTCCTCCTGAAAAAAAGGTTGAACTGCCAGAAGGCGTGTATCTCAAAGCTCTGGACTTCCAATCAGTGGGCAGACACTATAAAGTCGTGCTAGAAACTCAGAGGATAGCTTGGGAACGTGCGGGGTTAATGCGAAGCTTTGCAGTGTCAGAGGGTGAATGGTACGTGTATGGTACTCCAGCCTCACCCAGTCCGCACGTCGAAGTTTATCCGTCACTGCCGATTGCTACGACCAACCCAACTCCGACAGCGGCTCAACTTGCAATGCCGAAACCTTTGGCAATACCATCAAGCTCGGTCATTCTGAAGGTTCCTTACCTAAGCCAATTGGATAACGCTGGCGACCCTTACGGAACGTGCAATGTAACCTCAGTCGCAATGTGTCTCGCCTACTATGGGCATCCGATTCGTAACAGCCAAGGAATGCAGCTTGAGGATGAGCTAAACCAGTACTGCTACAGCAACGGCTTAGATCGACACGTACCCACGGATCTGAAGAAGCTACTGGAAGCTTATGGTTGCAAAGATGACTTTCAGCTCGACGCAAAGTGGGCAAACGCCAAAACTCATTTAGCTGGGGGAAATCCACTCATTGTTCATGGCTACTTCACCCGCACTGGACACATCATCGCCATCATTGGTTACAACGAAAAAGGATTCGTTGTGAATGATCCCTACGGCGAGTGGTATTCGAGCGGTTATGATTGCGATCGCAGCGGGGCAAAGCTCACATACTCCTACGAAATGATGAAACAGACTTGCGGAACTGACGGGGATTTATGGCTTCATTTTGTTTCTAAATGAACCGCCCCATAAAACAAAAACCCCAGCCGTTGCGCTTGGCTGGAGTTGAGCTTGCTTCACTTGAGAACTGTTCAGCGTTTTTGTAGTTAACGCTATTTTAGCTTACTTCCCGGAGTGACCGGAGATCTGTTCATGCGCGATCGCTCAAACGAAAAAAGTAAGTGTGCCAAGATCAACAGCATTAGCTGGTTGGCAAATCGGTTTAGCTTTGTTGTGAGGACGAGCTTTAACTTCAAAAAGCCTGTAAGCTTCTTCTTCGGTATCGGCTAAAACAGCAAACCCCATAATTTCGTGCCGACGAAGCTGACGCGCAAGTTCTATATCATCTTCAACTAAATCAATTACTACAAATCCCTGCCAATCGGGCATTGTATTTTATGTACTCCGCTCACTGCTGGAACCCTAGGAGAAGGGTTCACTATTCTGTCATCCGACGCTCTGATCATGGTGATTGCAACCGTAATAATAGGCTCCCAATCTTTAGATATCGGTCGCTCTTCCTGAGTCTCGGAATTAACTTTAACTGCCATCCCAGAATTCAAGTCGCACTTCCAAATAACACCAAACTCATCAATAGCGCTTACTTGCTTTGTTAGATAGTTCGTAGAATCATTCATATGCCTTCGCTCTCCTCAATAACTGCATCCACCACCAATACTCCCGGATATTCTCTGACCCAAAACTCAAGCGCTTCAGCTCTGGATGGCAACTCCTCAAGGATGGCTATCTCCTCAAGCCTTGCCCAACACTCTGGGGTTATCCTTAGCGTGTGGCGCTGTTTGGCTTGACCTTCTCCCCAGTCAGGTTTTCTCATGTTTATTTATAAGTAACTGTCTGTCTATTATAGCACGATATAGACAGGCACAAAAACTATTGATTGCTACACCTCTAGCCGTTACTTCAGTACCGTTAACCAGATTGGGTAAACTTGAGACGTAGTGAGGATATTTGGCTATTGCTACCCCAAGCTTACCAAGAGTCAACCAAACTAAACCAAGTAAGTATAAATACTCAAAAAACAGGCAAAAACAAAACCGTGCTACTTAATCCTTTTCTCTTGACATTCATGGTACGCTTATATCTTTTATTTACCCAGGAGAATATAAAATTTCTATTCGTTGAAAAGAAAAAGCTCTCGAATGTCCCAAGAAAAGGATTAAGTAGCACGGTTTTAATCTAAGCGAATATGTGTCATTTTGCTCTTAATTAAGATTGCCCGTTTTTAGGTACTTATACTTAGCTCAGTTTTCACCAAACAGCGGTATAATATAAAGAACTAAAAAGCACAATCCCCGCAAGCGATGAAGACACTTACAGGGATCTTGGGACTTAACCCAGTGCTGCCAATCTCATACCAGATTAGCAATGAACAACTTACCAGTATTTTACGATAAAGCCAAGACACCCGCACAGGGATTCGCTACAAAATTCCTTGCCCCTAATAGTCCAGAACAGCGGCACTTGTTCTCTCTCTACATAGCCAACTGGAACAAGCGTAAAACTCTAAATGCAATGGCTGTGGTTAACGGAATAATCTACTCCATTGCCAAGAGGTATGGTGCTGTAACGTATGTCATGGTTGATGACGGCGAGAGTGAAAAGCGTAGCTATACTATCCACCGCAACAAACTCCAGAGGCTAGTCAAGAATGGCTGTGACTACCTCAAGACAAGCATCATGGGGTTAAGGACTTACGTAAAAGATCATTGGAAGATGGCATCTTCTAACGGCAATGCTGTTCGCGCTGTCCGTGACGCTTTACATGAGATGGGACTAATTAAGGCTATCAAAACTCACAAAGGCGGTTATAGCTGGTCGGTGTTTAGAAACATAGATGTGGCTGGTTTGTTTGTTTTGTACGAAATGCTTGAGGAGAGTTTGCTCAATTACTGGTTCGTCCCCTTCGAGGAGTTGCCAGAACACAAGGGATTACTTGTTAAAAAGCTCTACAACACAGCCAGCAATCTTTTAGGCAAGTTATACCGCCGTCTACTGTCAGAAGGGGCGGTAGGGCGAGATATGTACGGGAATGAGGTTTATCGCCCTGGCGAACTTCCTCCTGAACCAATAGAGACTGAATCAGAAGACACCGAGCCTACTACAGGAGAAACACCATGCCAGTCCCCGACTTCACAAGACCCGACCCCCAGCGCGACGAATTTGAGAAGAGATACAAGGGAATGCGCCGTCCCGACTTCAACGGTGGTGATGTCACGATGGCAAGACCTATGACGAAGCTTGAGCTTGAGCAATACCGCGAGTATTGTCGGAATCAGGGGCGATCGCTAGCAACTGAGGAGAATGAGTATCAGATGCCATTTTGAGGATTAAGGTTCATCGTCAAAATAACTTACTCGCTCAGTCGGCTTCCTTGCAGGGTATCTTGTGCTAGGTCGTGGGCGTTGAGCGCCGTCGAAACGCTGTTCTGGAACAAAAGCTTGCTCGTAGACATTGCGCCCCATCAGCCCCATCACCTGACTTACCTCTTCCGGGCTTTGACGACTCCTAGGACGCTCAGGTTGTAGTGGTTGAGCTGAATACTTAAAATAGTCTGCCTGCTCTTGTACGGTAGCTTCCCGCTCCAAGTCTTCCGTAGTCGGGTGCATCGTAGCAGTTTTGTTGGTGAAAACACTCTTGACCCCAAGGGCGATCGCACCCACTCCTCCCAGCAGCGTACTGAGAGCCGTCAGAGGCGCTTTGTCTATGCCTATTACTTTATTGCCGGGAACCGAGGAGATAGTCGTGGCAATAGTGCTGGCTAAACCAATGCAGACAGCAGCGGTGCATCCTGTCCAAGTGGTAATCCAGTCGAGGTCTTCCTTTGAGAATTTAGCCATGTCTGCATGAGGGTAAGATTGAGTTGCTTTTTATCGTAGCCTTCTATAATGGCGATCGCACTAACCAAAAAGTTAGCATGGCGTACTCAATTACAGCTAACAACTGCCCTAGATGCGGTGGCGAGTCAATGATAGTTCGTGTAAGTCTATATCGTGGCGATATCTTTCAATGCAAATCTTGCTTAGTTCCTCACCCGACAAAGGAAGAGAAAACCCCTCTACTATGGTTTTGGGAAAGCGATCGCTTATGGGAAGATTTGGAGCAGCCAGAGGGTGAAGGAAAACCAGAGCTTGTCAAAGTGATTTTAGCAATTGATCCAGACAGAATTATTTGAACTAGAGATCAGGTAACAAAAAACCGCCTTCATCCGAGGGCGGCTGAGTAGAGTAAAGCGAGAAGGAGTTATAAGAAACAAACCTGAAAACCCTCTCTCTTTAGAGGAGGGATGAAAGGGAGCTGGCAGGATTTATCCTGCCTTGAAAAATGGTTTTGGAAGTTTAGAAATATACTTCCGAACCAAGTCAGACATTGAACAGCCCTGTTTTTCCGCCTCTTGCTGTAATTGCTTGTATTCATATTCAGATACTCGAATATCTAGCTTTTTTGTTCTTGACATACCATGCCATTCGTCAGTACAATTAAGTATAACAGGCGGGGTAACTAACCTGTATAAAAACCCTACACTGCTTAACAGCAATCTGAACCTTGACAAGTGAATCTATGCGGTTCTACTGCATTGTTCTAGCTTCTTTCCTCGCAGTAGGTAAAAGATTCAGGGGAGCTAGGCGAATCAGAATTTTGAGACAATTAGTTTCAATCTAAACAGGACTTGCAGTAATGCAACTACCGGAGGGCATCCGGGAAGTAACGCTTAGGGAGAGTCCCACCTCTGGGTTAGATAACGCAAGGAGTCTAATTTAAGTGGTCTCTGCGAACTAAGAATCCCCGCTGCTTTAGCACGGGGAGTGTCAACCCATCTGCTCCTCGTCCTCGAAGTATTCAGCGATCGCTTTGTCGAGTTCATCACAAAGCTGATAACACCAGATACTTCGATCTGTTCCAGTGCAGTATCGTTTCTCCTTGCGTCGGACTAGCTCATATTTTGATAGCCAGTTACCAAGCTTCACCCGACGAGAAAGGTCAGCACCAATTCGACCGAAGCCCAACTCCTCGGCGCGTTCAGCAGCACCTAGCCAGCGCTCTCCTTCAATTTCAGGTTGCCGGGGTGCAATACCAAGTAAATTGAGTCCCCAGTCGCGTAATCCTTGGGAGAATCGAGGATTATCTAATTCAATGCCTAGTTTACTGAGGGCGTCAACTCCCATCGCTAATCGCTCTTCTGGGCTTGGAGCCAGTTGCTGTTGGCGCTGACTAGCTTGTTCATCTTTTAGCCACTCTTCAACCCATCCAAAAACAATGAACTCAAGTTCTACCGATAACCAAACAGCAAAGTTGACAGCTAATTTTGGATGAATCCAAGTGCCCTGTTCTTTACCTGTGAAATTGCCTTGAACTACAACGACTAAATCTGATACCGGATTTCCCGTAACAGTTGCCAGGTAAGCGATTGACTCTTTTGTTCGCTTAAGCCGCGACCAATCCGCAGGCTCTCTTCTGATACTCGTTGCTTGGTAGTATGCCTTGGCTAGTTGAGTTGCATTCACGTAACCATTGTGCTTTCGCTGTCCGATCAGCAATCCTTTCCATTCGCGGTCGATAATCTGTGACATAATTCTGATTGCTCCTATGTGGTTTGCATTGCGTAGTGGGCAGGCGATCGCATCCAGAACTTCTCAGGGGACGGTGCGATCGCCTTTGTTTATTCGTAGTCGTAGATTTCGACGGTTCCATTTTCAAAGACAGTAGCAGTTAGTGGTTCGCCATCATCGAAACGAATCACTATCGCATATCGCCAAACGCCTTTCACCTCCTCTGCAAAGTACTGCCAGATTCTTTGACCGTTGCTATCTTCTCTGATGGGTTTGCATAAATCCCACCAATCAAGCGCTTCTGTGTCGTTCATCAGAATTCATGATTGTTTTACCTGTTGACAGTCTTTACAAGTCGTATCCAATGCCGTCATGCCAGCCGTGGAATCAGTCTTCAGCCTCGTTGGCATCTGCTGGCGGTTCTTGAGGTGTAGACCGCTTGTCACTATTTAACTCTTGAATTAGTTTGTCTGCCATCCATACGGCGACTTCAGCAAATCGCCCCTCACCGATTACGCACGCTTCTGCGACTTGAAGGCGATGCGAACCGTTCGCCAATAGTCCCTGTAAAGCCATAGCAGCGAAATACTCTCGTTTCGTTAACCCTGTAGTCTGCTCTTCTGAATAAGGAAAAGCGCTGGATGCTGGTTTGGTTGCCATTGATAGCCTCTTGTTTTGTTTATCTGTTGACAGTGTACCCCAAAAGAGTACATAATTTCAATATGAGCAAGACAAGGTCACTGAAAATCAGATTTGAAGAGCAAACATACGACAAGCTAGAGCGTCATGCCAAGGTTCGCGGAGTTCCGTTAGCAGTAGTTGTAAGGGAACTAGTGAACGCCCTTCCTGACAACACAGAAAGCGTCCCAATAGCAAAAGTTATTTACGAGGTAAAACTATGAACCTTAGAGACAAAGTTCGCAAGATAGAGCCAGAAGTCGTAGCCGCAACCACAAGAGCAGAGGTTGTCCACAGACAAGAAATGAAAGTAATAAAAAATTTTCATCGCGGCATGGATCTTTTCTCTCAAGGAGTAAGTTGCCCTATAGAAGACTCCGCACTCTGCGACGGCTGGATGGCAGCTCAAGAACGAGATCAAGTCAAGAAAAAATGGCTATCTCACGCCAAAGAGCGATTTATTGATTAGCGCTAAACCTGACGAATCACCCACCATCCCACAACCACCAGTAAAGCTATGACCGAATTTCATAGAATCACTAGACCAGGGAAAGAATCAACTGAGTACATCGATCAAAGTGGCAACTGGACAGCTAAATCTGCTGATGCCAAAAACTACTACAACCCGAAAGAAGAGGTTAAAAAAATAGCCAAGGAACACGGAGCGAGTGGAATAGCGACTTACAAGCCACGATAAGGTTTAACCTACATCCAATCCTTAGAAGAGAAATTCTCAAGAATCAAGTGACCGGAGTCTCCGGTCACTTTTCTGTTTCCTCTACACCATCAATGCATCCCGACAAATCCCTAACGATATGCCGCAACCGCTCCATCTGTGCATTCGTTTGGTTCACCGCCTCTAGTACAGTATCGATCCGCTTCTCGGTTTCATGACGCCCCGAAAGTCCGTCCAGTTGAGCGCGTAGTTTGTAGAGTGCCCTCTGCTGCGATCGCAATGCATTCTCAGCGCCAGTATGGGCGTACTTCTCTCGGTGCGTTTGCAAGTCTCTCTCTAGCTCAGATAATCGCTTCAGCGTTTCGGTATCTGTCGCCTTCATGGACATCAGCTCATCCTCGAAGGTAGCTAGGGTAATTACGGACGAGTCTAGGCTCTCCTGAAGTCCATTAATTAGAGCAAGGTTCGCTTCCTGTCGCTGTCTTATCGCTGCGTCTTGCTCTGCCCTAATTGCAGCAGCAAGAGCTAATTTTTGCTCACGATTTTTTCCGTAACGGTCAACACCCCAAATTCCTAGGCTACAGGCAAGGCTCAAGATGGTAGGCGCTACTACCTCCCAATTAATACGCCTCCAGTCGATTAAATGGATAGACTCTAGCAACGCAAGGAATACCACAAACGCGATTACTGCGTTTCGTAGCAGAACGTAGATTTGCTTGCGATTACTCTTATCCACTTGGGGTTACATCTGTGAAAGGTTCTCCGGTTTCGGTATCGTCGTACCTTGGTAGATGCGTTGGTCGGACTAAGACATACTCAATCTCTGTCCCATCTGGCAGTAGTAGCTTATCCCCGTGTACTAAGTCTGCCCTACCTTGAGCGGCGGGATTAATCCTCTTCGCCTCTTCAGTTGTAATAACAACGCCATTAAGCAAAAAGCTATTGGTCGAGGATTTTCTTCCTAAAATCTCGTCACCCTTTCTCTTACCTGGGAAGCCATCGACTATCGTGTGTTTTGTGGGTCGAGCCAAAATGGTGAAGTGAATTTGGCTGATTTTGCCTGACTTGAACTTGAAGTGACACTCAGCTGCACGACCAAAGACATAGAACAGGCGATCGCTCTCTAGTTGAAACTCAGTCTCATCACCTGACTTGTATCTAATCTTGAGGATTGCCGCTGGTGTCATTTGGTCAGTGCCAACACTATGCCCATTATCGCTTGATTTTTGTGGGGGGCGATCGCAACCATCAGGTTCAAATGGCGATCTCATTCAGCTTTTGATATGGGAGAATGAATGAGTGGCGATTAGACCCGCCACTCGGTAGTCAAACCCTAATGAAGCTAGGAGTCCGACCATGCCCATTATCTCAGAAATAGTTTTCGTAGAGTCAAAGTCAGCCCGTGATGAGCAACTGGCGAGAACTACCCACGAAAGAGCCGAGGAAATCTTAAGCAAAGCAAAGGCATTAATCCACTTTGCAATGTACCAAGGCGACAGAATTGCAACGACGGAACAGATAGCAGAATTTTTTGATGTGTCAACAGACGTTGTTCGTGACAATATCCGCCGCCATCGTGACGAACTTGAATCAGATGGACTGAAACTTTTAAAGGGTAAGGCTTTGAGGGATGTTCGTGAGATCTTCTCACTAAGCTCTGAAGCTCCACAAGCTACAGCATGGACACCACGCGCAGCTCTTCGACTAGGAATGCTTTTGAGGGATTCTTTGGTTGCAAAGGCAATCAGGACTGAACTGTTAAATACAGTTGACGAATCGAAGGAAAAATCAGAGCGGATAAAAGAATTGGAAATTGAGCGGGATATTGCTCAAGCCAATGCAACCATAACCGTGAGCCAACTGAAGCTAGCCGAGAAAACAGAGTTGATGGCAAACCTCCACGGCATCCCATGACCCTTGCTTTGCTGGGACGAGGAGATGAAGTAGTAGAGGTAGAGAAGCCCACCATCGAAGTCATTGACGACAAACACAAGGTCAAGTTCAAAGGGCAAACATTTCCGCAGATTGTTGAGTACCTGAAAAAGCGTCACGGGGTTCGCGTCAAGAATGGTGGGACTATCAAAAAGTTACTTGAGCTTGCCGAGAAAGATGGCTTAATCGCCCAAGTGCCGCGTGTCGTCTTACAGGACTACATCCCTGAAGAGAACTTGCCCCAAGTCTACAAGCTGATGACTGATGGTAGCCGTCAAATGTTAATAGGCGAATAAGGGAGGAGTAAACACATGAACATCACCACCGCACTCAACACCCTTTCCCTTGAATCACCATTTACCCTACTTGAACTAAAGTCTGCATACCGCAAGGCAGCACTGAAAACTCACCCTGATTTAGGTGGCAGCGAGAAGGCATTTATCGCAGTTGACCAAGCCTATGACTTCCTCAAGTCGCTGGCTAAAGAGGATGGGCAGACAGTCTCTAGCTACTGGGAGAAACGGCTGCCAGAACTGGAGAAGAAGTTTAAAGCCCAATGGTTTGATGCATACATAAAAGCCAAGAACCAAAGCAGCGGTTTATGGTTTGCCACTTGTATCCAGCGCTTCGCCCGCGCTTATCTGGAGCCAAGGCGGGAGTGGTTTGAGGAAGTATTATTTGGCAGCCGTACAGACTATGCGAAAGCTGAAAAGTACCGAGCCTTCCTCCTGTCGGTTGCACCTAATAGCAAACACGCCGAAAGTTGGGCGCGAAAGTATTATTGCTTAGAATTTGGTGACAAACTGCCGTGGGTGTTCTACCTACCAGGACGTGCGGCATGAGAGAGTCTACCCACCGCACAATCTTCACTACCATCAGCCTAGCCGTATTTGCGATCGCACTCATTCTGATGCTTGGAGAATTGCCGCTACTCAAGAAAGTGTGGTTCCTTGCTGGGGTCGGTTCCTGGGGACTGGCAGCTGCTGAGATTAGACGCAATATTGGTGAGGATTGATTAGATTTCCGCCCCACGACGTATAACAAGGTAACAAGAGCTAGTAGGACAAGCGCAAGCCACCCCCATCCAGAGGTGGCTTTTCTTTGGTATTTTCCCGTGTTTTTAAACACCCAACACGAAAATCAGGGCTTGAGTCGTCTCCTTACCGCGATCGGGTACAACCCCGATATTTTGGATACTACCTGATTGGAGTTCCTGGACTTCCTTCTCTCCTTTTTACCCACTGCCAGCGACACTTACCTTCTTCGGCAATAAACCGAGCCTGATGAACTTCTGGTGGATAAGCAAATACCTCACCGCGAGGCGGCATCGCGTACCAACTGAAGTCGCCAGGAGGATAAAGCACCGCATTCTGTGAACCCTCGGTCTTTCCTAGTGCGATCGCAGCGTCTTTATCCGATTCAAACGTCATATTCAGTAGTTCGCTTATGGGGATTTGATCTTCTGGCTTGACCTCGATGAAAAAAATACGTTGTTCCATTTGCTTGCATTTTCCCGGTATTTTCGACACTCGACGATAGAATGCGGGTTTGGCGGCTGCGATCGCCACGCCTAGATATAACCCCGTGTTTTGGGATACCTTAGCAGCTACCGACCGGAGTCTCCGGTCACTCAACCCTCGGTCGGAATCCTATCATTTCCCGACGCAGAGCCAATTGCCTCAGCTAAATTCTTCACCGCCTCATCCAATGTCGTGCCACTCGCTTCATAGTCTGGCTTACCATTCCACCCCGTAAACCCCAGTTGAGTCGCACTAGCAAAGTAAGGTTCGCCAACTTCAAAAGGGGTTCTGATTGTGAGGTGATACTGCTGTTGTAAGTTATTCATAAGCTGAAGCGTTCTCAGCGATCGCTCAATCAACTCACTGCGACTGATGCCGAGGCTACTGGCTGCTGTTTTTGCAAATGCGATCGCTGTTTGGGTGAGCGTCATATTCACCCTAATTTTCACTTCTTCGTAGTCGGTTCTTGCCTCACCTTTTTTTGCCCTGCCTTTGACATTCTGTGTCCCCATTGACCGACTCTTCAATAGTGTGTATAGTTAAAGAGTACTTGGTTATAAGACGTTCGTCAAATGCAGTGAATACGCAACTTGAGTATCCAAAAGCGATTGCCTGTTTCCCGGCAAAAGTAGGCAGAGCGATCGCTACTGTTGCGTACACGTAAAACAACAAACAATGATAGGTACAAAAAATGAATCACGATTCGGTTTTTTCGCTCATAGATCCCAATTCTGTTTTTCAGGCAAAAGCGGTAATAGAAGAGCAAGCTAATGAAATCTTTGAAAAAAAATATTCACAAATAAAAGAACGTGCTGGTCAGGTGTATCGGATGTGGCAAGAAGATCAGATACTTAAGTCAGATTTGGAGCGAATAGCTGAAAAAATTGCAGTGTATGCCGTAATTTTTGTTTTAGAGCAAAAAGGCTCAGGGGAGCTTTATGCCGAGGTAAATAAATACCGTTCTCAAATCAAAGCTGATGGCTATTATGGTTATCAAATGCTTGAAGATGAGCCTAATAAAATTGAGTGGCTAGATTTGTCATCTCAAGAGCTTTGGGGGAAAGTCGTAGAAAAAAACAAGCTTCTCCAAATTTGCTTGGATTTCTACGATCAGGAATTTAAGCCCACCTGAGCATTTTAAACAGCTAGGGTGTTAACCCCAGCCCCAAAAGCAAATCGCCCCACACTATCTCACGGCAGGGGCGATCGCTACTCCCATCCAGAACAAACCACATAGGAGCAAGACCATCATGCCATACAGAGCAACCATTCAAAACAAAGCCACGGGGCAATACCTGAACACAGCAGGGTATTGGGTCAAACAAGAGGTAGCTGTCAACGTCACGACACGGCAGGAAGCCCGTAGGCTGGCAGCAAGGCTGAATGGGGTGATATTGAGCTGTACACTGAAGCGGTTTAATTAGGCAATCTCGACCTGGACGGATGTCGTTAAAAGCCGCAACGAATCGCCTTGGTAGATTGAAAAGCCCCAAGGCGATCGCACTCACAAACCGAAAAGAAGGAAAGTAAGCAACATGGATTCTATCAAGTTTGAGCAACATCAGAGCAAAGTGCCAGTAATTGTAGCTGAGGAGGTAAAGTTGGTGTCAGAAGAAATTGCAGAAAAACTTACGCGGACACAGGCACAGTTTGAGGCATTTGTTTTTATCGTTACCAATCAACTAGATGATTACGAAACACTGTCGCCGTCAATGGTATTACTTAAAGCACAGAATGACGCGGCTAAATCAAAAAACATTGAGCTTCGTAGCGCTTTCGCTGCTTTCGGCAAGGCTTCTGTTGAACTAATGCTAATGATCAGCCAGGACACGCCAGCTACTGACGAAGCGATAGTAGAGGCAAGTATCAACCACATTGATGCAGCAACAGAACTACTATTTTTGACTCACCAACACACTGTGAGGGAGGTAATAAATCCTAGTTGTAAATCTTGGGTTTACTTCATGCTCAATGAGGATCGGAATATTGTCAAAATTGGATATTCATGCAACCCAGAATGGCGAGTAAACACATTCCGTGCTGGAACACTTGATAAGCTGACGATTCTCAAAGCTATTCCAGGTGGAAGAACGAAGGAAGCTGAGATGCATAAAACTTTCGCTAAGTACCGAATCAACAAAAGAAAAGAGTTGTTTAAGTACGAAGGTGAATTGAAAGCTTATATTGACTCGCTGGAGTAATCCCAATCACACCCGCTTTGTCTCTGTCTAACAAGGCGGGTGCATCTACCTAACACCCAATACCTAACACCCAATACCCATGAACCAACTATCAATCTTTGACCTCACCCCAAACCCCGAACTCGAGTCTCTCTCCATCCCCGCTCCGGGACAACCCGAACCTGAACCAGTACCAGAAGTATCGCCTTGGTTTGACTTCACCATCCCCGACAGTCCCGACATCACAAGCATCCTCGGCATAGGCGATCGCGTCCTCATTCTGCCTGCCAAGTACGACCTCAAGCCCAACGTTCCTGGCATCGTCAAGGCTTTCGTGCTAGGTGAAGTGGTAGTACAGCGGCGAGATGGCGAGGGGCTTTATCAGAGGAAGGAGTTGCATCGAGTACCGACTGAAAAGTGACCGGAGTCTCCGGTCGGGTGAATAGTTAAACTAAAAGCGATCGCTCATCAGTAGTGGTCGCTTTTTCGTTATCTCCTAGGCGAAACCGACACCAGAGGCTTCCTACTCCCTCCACTCCTCGCGTGATATCCATAAACGGCAGCATCCCCCAAGTCGGGGCTTCTCCCCAGCCTTGCCCTTGTTTTGGGCTTTTCCTCGATCCGAACTTTACCTGTAGCCGTCTCCTCGTAATAGGTCGAGGCAAAATCTTCCATCAGTTCGTCTTCATATTCGCCTAATGGTGCGATCGCAATCTCACCCTTCTCCATTGCCTCACGTAGTAGCCAGAACTGCTCTGCTTTGAGATTGGCAAAGCGCTCTGAATCTTTCGCTTTATCACCCCAACGAAAGCCAATAGCCGAGTAACCCTCTTCCTTGAGAATGGACAATGGGCCACTGCCCACTCCAATTTTGTCAACAGCCACAGAACCCTTGCCAAAAGTCTTGGACTCTTTTGCCACCATTGCCGCTGCTCTGTGTGCATCCCTCTCATCACCCAAGGTGGCATGACTCCGCACACTCCACAGCACCGAACCCTGCCAGCGCGATAAAGCATGAGGATCGCCACCATCGCCTACATCTAAGCCATAGCGGGATGGTTGGCTAATTAGCTTTTTGTTCCACTCCTCGGTGGTGAGATTGTCGAACTTGACTCGTGCCATCAGGAAGTAGCGGCGTGGGATTATAGACTGACCAGCGTCTAGAGGGAACCGAGCTTCGACTCGTGACTCCCAATAGGCACTACTTTCGCCGTGCTTTTCTCGAACATTCTCAATCCACTCGACCGAGATTGCGCCTTTGATTTCGATAGCTTTGATTGATTCGAGGTATGTCTGCATTGCAGTACGAGCCGGTTCGCCCCATTTGTCTCTGTCTAGGATATGCTTATTTTTATCTAGCAGGCAGTGGCGTAGTTCCTCCTTTATCCGGTGGATGCCATCAGCGTCTTGACGATATGCCCACGCTACATTTGGGTGAGTCCATGCCGGGATTCTGATATGGCTACGCTTGCAAGCTTTCTCGAAGGGAGTACCAGCGGCGATCGGGTTGCCGACGCGGACTATGCGATTATCAACGCCTACGACACAGGCTTCGGATGCGTCGTCTATTTCTTTGGAAATCCCTGATGCCTCGTCCTGGATGCACAAGAGCCTAGGGTGATGAATCCCTTGGAAGTTGTCACTTCGGTCAGAGGAAAATCCTAGCGCCCTCGCTTCCTCTGTTAACTTCAAGTACATCTCCCCACAGATGCCACCTAATTGCTTTTTATTTCGTGCGTATGACTTCCTCACTTCACTCCACAAAATCTGCCTAACCTGTCGGAATGTTGGTGCTGTCGTGATACACAATCCTTGCATAGCAAACACCCAGTAAGGGACTAGAACAGCGCCTAGAACGCTTGACTTTCCCACGCCGTGTGCGGCGACACACGTAGTAGACTGGTTGTCTCTCACGCTCTCAAGGATGCATCTTTGATCGTCTGTTAAGTACTGAATCCCTAGCATTTCATAAGCAAATTCAATAGGGCGATCGCGGTACTTTGCACACTTTTCAATAGCCGCCAGTGACGTAGGAGGTTTTATATTTTTTCTAGTTTTTGGAGTTAGGAAGATTGCCGTCATAAATGATTTACTTTAATCGCCAAAATATATACTACACAAGGCTTTCAGTTTATAATAATAGTTAACTCTCAGGTATAGTTTGGCAACCACCTGAGAGCTTGTAGTCCAGTATCAATGAACTTAAATGGATCGTACCACGCTTATTTATTCTCTAGTCGATCCTAGAGACGGCAAAGTCTTCTATGTCGGCAGAACCAAGATAACTCTAGTTAAGCGCTTGAGAGGGCATCTAAAAGACTCTAGGCGCAACAAAAATCCAAAGGCAAGGAGAATCGCTCAAATGCTTAAGGATGGGGTTAAACCAGTCATTGCAGAGATAGCCAGAGTAGAGAATGCATCGCTAGAGGAAGCAGAGGAAGCAGAGCAAGTCTGGATCGACTATCTTTCTATTGCCAATACCCTGCTGAACGTTAAGCCAGCCGCTGCGGGTGGCATTGGTAACGGCAATGGCGTTCGATATAACTGGACGCCAGAAATACTTGCAAGGCTAGGCACGGCATCGGATTATGACATAGCTAGAGATACAGGTATTAGCGTTAATGCTGTTATGGACAAGCGGCAAAGCCTAGGTATCCCGAAGTTCACGGAGCTTAAGTGGACGCCTGACGTGGTGAGCAGGATGGGGAAAGAATCTGACGAAGCAATCGCTAAAACAATCGGATGTACCGCAAGTGTGGTAGGTGTACGTCGTCGCAAACTGGGGATACCAGCGATAAAGCCAATGAAGAAAGCTGGCGAAGGCTATAAAAGCAACTGGAGGGAAAAAGTGATCCATCGGCTAGGGAAAGAGCTAGACAAGTCCATAGCTCAAAGCGTCGGCGTATCAAGTGGATCTGTAAGTAGATACAGAAAAGAGTTAGGGATTAAAGCTTTTCCAAAAACTCCACACAATAAAATCAGTGTCCCTCAGTGGGTACTAGGCAAGCTTGGCACAATGCCTGATAGTGACTTAGCAAAATTATCGGGTGTCCCGCATTGCATCATCTGGACTCGACGGACAGAGCTTGGCATTCCTAGTCATTCAGAGCAAAACAATCACCCGACTCGGTATGGTTACAAACCCGGATCTGAGCCAGTATACAAAACGTATTTATCTGACTCAATTATTCAACAGTTAGGTAAAAGACCAGACTCTCAATTAGCAAGAGAAGCTGGTGTCACAGAAAACAAGATTTTCAGAGAGAGAACTAAAAGAGGCATTCCAGTTTGCCCTCGTCCAGGGAATTGTTACAGTAATCTGCCATCTAGTATTGTCGAAAGACTAGGTAAGGTTCAGGATGTTGTGTTAGCTAAGGAGGCTGGAGTGTCTAAAAAGAGTATCCAAATGCTTAGGTATTCTCTCGGTATCCCTAGCTGGAGATCGACGGCTGAACACCCCACGTCACGAAAGAATAAAGCCTAAGCGATCGCCGTCACCGGATGAAGCCCTATTCCGCATCCTCATCCGGTGGTTCGCTCACTACATAACCTTGTCGCTGAATGAATGCGATCGCTGCATTAATATCATCCTCAATCGGTCGAGGCACTACCCTTTCGATTGCCCATTTAGGGCAAGGTCGATGCTCCTCATGGTCGTCTTCTGTGACTTCCTCTTGATACCATTTCAGAACATCAGGATCGCCATCTTTGCCAGGGACATAATGCTCTAGTCGCCTAGTTTTGCGCGTCTTCCACCGAATGACTTGACCATGCTCCAAAGCCTCTGTCAACTTTGCTAACGCAAGCCCTTTCTGGTATGGTGGACAGCGCTTTCTAAACTGTGATCGCGCAGTCGCAACGGCATCCGCAAAGTCTGAGTATTTTCTTATCCAAGTGTAAAATGTGTCACGACCAATCCCCCCAGCTAGCCAACCAACTTCGTCGCCTCCCTCGTTAGCGATCGCTTCGCAGATTATCTCTTGAATCTCTTGGTTGTATTTCGACTTTGCCATGTAGGGGTGCGATCGCTTTCTAATTAATAATAATCGATTGGTTATGAGATAATACAAATGGCGCAACTGACGTGTGTTGGAACCACTCGCCAGTCACTTGCCACTCACCTAGTACTAGTAGGAAAGCAACCGATGAATATTATCTCTCATTCCATGCACGGAATTACTGTTGCTCAAAGATCTGAAGATGGTTATGTGAACGCTACCGCTTTGAGTAAGGCTTGCGAAAAAGCCACAGGGGAGCGCCGAGAACCATCAGAGTGGCTTAGTAATTCCCGAACAAAAGAGTCTCTAAAGCACCTTAGCGAAAAGACGGGAATTCCCGTTAATCGGCTCGTAGAAAAGCGCCGAGGCGTTGGTGGCGGAACTTACATTCACCCGAAGTTAGCCATCAGATTTGCTATATGGCTATCGGATGACTTTGGATATGCAGTAGAAGAGTGGGTAGAAGAATGGGCTAAAGGTGCTTACCAGAACCAACATTCAACTCGCCAATGTCCAATCTTAGAAGCACCTAAACCCTGGACGTTAACTTTTGAGCGAACCTTCGAGTTAGAGTTAAGTCGAATCAGTGGACTACACAAGCGGGATATCCGCAACGGTCTTTTGTATTGGGAGTTCATCTATAACTGGATGACAGCCGAGGATAAGGCAAAGCATGAAACAGCTAACCCCGTGCAGCCAAACGGACGACGCAAGTACAAAATCCATCAGATGCTTGACGATGAGACAAAACAGCGACTGGCAGAACACATCCAGTGCGTGATGAACTATATGCTAATTGCCAATTCTGTTCCAGAGTTAAGACGGATGATTCAACGCAGATATGGAGTTGATCAAGGTGATTTGTTCGATGGATGGGGGATTGGCAAATAAGTCTTGCTTCAATTAAATAACTTTCTTCACAAGCGATCGCACCCAACTCGATCGCTTTTTTATGCTTCAGGCAACCATCTCCCCCGTCACTAGTGCAAACTTCCTGGCATGGTCAACAAACCTCTGATTCAGGTAGTCCCGCTCTCTTTGACTTATTCCAAGCTCCTTCTCTATCTCACGAGCCTGATAGCCTTGCAGGTACAGCCTGAGATACTTTGCTTCTACAATGCGCCCTTTGTCTATCAAGTAGGCTTCCAGGCGCTCAAAGAATTCCTCTGCCTCTAGCCTCTGTTCGTAACTTTCGTGTTGAGCAACGCAGACATGAGAAAGCGATCGCCCAACATTATTAAGCTCTCCCTCTTCTGTCCGAGCATCATTAGATAAATCTGTTAGGTATTCATTTTTTCGCCGCTTCACCTCTGCATTAATAAAATCGATTGCTCTTAGCTCTACTATTTGCCGTCGCTTTCGACCAATTCTTCGAGTTATCCACCGACGAGTAAATAGCAAGAATTCAGCTACTTTTAGATTGGTGTCGGCTTGCCAATCAAGTGGCAGATTGCGCTCAAATCGAAACCTCTGCAAGGCTACCGTCATCATATGTTGAGCATATTGAGTTGCCCAGTACCAAGATTGTTTAGGAGTTCTGCCCAACCAAGGATTCCCGCTAAAGACTGACCACGCAAATCTACCGATAAGCTCACGGGTAAACTTTTCGGCGTGAGCTATTCCTTTACTCAAGTCTTGCTTGATATTGGATAACCTCCAACTTAAAAGCCTGTCAGCTTCAGCGTCGATGTCTATCAGCATCAATATGCGATCGCTCTGGTAGCAAATCTTCGACACATCCCCAGCTAATCGGTGGGCTGTTCCCATAGCTTGGGTTTTACTCACACCTGGCAATTTTTTTAGTTCACGGTAAGCGGCAAAAAATAATCTACCTGCCTGTTGCTCAAATTCTTTTCGCAGTGATAACTGAACCCACCACATCGGATACACCAGTTGATACCACTGAACTTTCTTACCTTCTGTCTTGGTTGGGGTGAGTTGATGGCAAGAGCGAAGTATACTGGCTTTTACTCTATCGGTGTCGGCTTGGTCATTACTGCCTATTAATTGAATCGCCGCTGCTCTTGCGCTCTTGATGACTTCGCCTGTATCTAATCTAATGACAGGGATTGTCACCCCCATTGTCTGCTGAGGGATTTTGCTGATAGCCGACGCCGTGACTGTGCCAAGAATCGGTTGCAAGTATTTCGGCTCTATCCCCCAAAACTTCTCTGGATGTTGCTTGGCAAACTGCCTTAAATCTTCCTTGCTAATTCCAGATAGATTCCTTGCATACTTGCGACATGGCAAGCCTTGCCTTACCCAATTCCTTATCCTGTCTACAGGAATATCGAACATCCTTTCTAGCTGGCGCATTGACCAATTGTCTGACTTTGCTTGCAAGGATTTCTTGAGTTTTATCGCCAATCGTCCGAGCTTCACATCAACGGCTGTGTCAGTTCGGATAGTCCAGCCTCTCTGAATGCACTCCCAGTGAAAATCCTCAATTATCTGTTTTGACGCTTTCTTGCCTATCCAACTCGCCAGAAGCTCAAGCTGTTCATCCATCCAGACTTCTCTTCCTATTCGTTTGAAAGTTGAACTTTTGGCAGCACAGCTACGAGAGCAATATTTGCGGGTTGGATGGACGAAAGGTTTTTGGCAAAATGGGCAAGGTTTAGACAGCATCTGACGAGATAATGGCGATCGCAACCGCCATTATCGGATGCGGGTACAACCAAAAGCAACTGACAACACAAAGAATTGACCGGAGTTCCGGTCACTTGGCTGCACTCTTTCTAACCTTCTTCGCTACCGATTTAACCGACTTCAGCTTCGCAGCTTTTCCTCTGTTGCAGCTACCGCACAGAGTCTGCAAGTTCTTCAAGGTAGTCAACCCGCCTTTGGAGACTGGGACAATGTGATCGATTTCCAACCGCGCATCTTTCGCCTCAACGCCGCAAGCTCTGCATCTGAACTTATCTCGCTGCAAGACATCAAAGCGTAGTCCAGGCGGGACTGGCTTACGGCGAATCTTGGTCGGCTTGGGTTTGGGAGGTGTGGGCATAGCGATCGCACCTCAAAAATCAGGAAAGCCTGGTTCCGACTTAGCGTTGAGCATCTGTTGGTACTTAGCGGCATCTAACGAAGACAAAGAAAAGCTATTAGCATAAAGCCCCGCCATCCACCGCTTAAACTCATTCTCTCTTATTGCCTGCTGGGTATATTGGCTCAAAATCAATAACAGCTGAATTGAAAGTTTTGGAGAAAGCATAGCGATCGCTCAAAGATTGAAACTGATTGCAGCCAAACTCAGCACTGGTGATTAAAACACCGTCTGTAATGCCGACCTTAGCTAAAGCCGACCTATCAAAACCATAGTCAGTATTTTCAGTCAAAAGGCAATGCCCATAATTGGCGTCTTCTCTAGTTGTAGTATTTTCCCCAACAGTCCCAGCAAACTGATTTTTCCAAGCCATCATAAAGTGAGTCCAATGCTGGCAGTTACGGCAAGTATCCATAGCGATCGCTACTCCCACCAAGTGTCAGATCGTTTCCACGGCTCCTGCCAGTCTTGCGACCAATCTTCATCCACAACATTGTCGCATTCATGACACCCTATGCATTCTTGCCCGTCTAATCCACAAACGCACAAATCGCCGCCACAAAAGCAAACGACAAATCCAGTGTCGCTGCACCCTTGGCTCATCACTTCGTTCAGTAAACTATCTGTGTATGGCATTAGCGATCGCCCTCAATCTCTACCATCAATATCGACAGTAGCCGCAGGAGTGCTGCTTTTAGCCTCCAATTCGTACCGCTCCAAGTACATAGAAGCAGTCTGAGTACTATTCCTAGCCGCTGCTAAGTACTGTGCGGCTGGGCTGTTGCTCATAGAGTCGCGTTTTTCTGACAAGTGAGAGTCGAGGGCTTTCACGATGTCGGTCAAAGTATGACCAGCGGCTTGCATTTCAGCAAAGTAGTCTTGGATGGATTTAATCGTCATTGAGATGACTCCTTTTAAAAGTTTTTAGCACTTCTTCTATTCTCTCTGCATTCGATTTTAATTCGGCAGTTGTCACCCGAAAACCATGATTACTTC